GACGTTTATGTAACTATCTGTACATGAAAAATGATCGCACAGAACGAATACGAAAAAACAGACAAGAGGCGAGCGTCACGACGCAACCGCGAGCGAGACCGTATTCGGGAAGACAACGAACTGTGCCCATTGCCGCCAACGCGGAATCCTGATCGTCGGGAATCCTGCCGATACAGTTTTCAGTTGTTCTGCGAAACGTACCTTGGCGGGATATTCATCGACCCTTGGAGCGATTCGCACTTGGAGGCCATTCGCCGAATCGAGCTGGTGATTCTCAAGTGCCAGCTTTACGCTTTCGCGATGCCGCGTGGATTCGGGAAAACTAGCTTATGCCTAGCCGCTTGTCTTTGGGCGATCCTCTATGGTCATTGCAAATGGGTTTGTATGGTTGCGGCAACTGGACCGGCGGCGCTGACATTGCTGGAAGATATCAAGGCGATCCTATCGGACAGTACGACCTTGGCAGAAGACTTCCCTGAGGCGACTTGGCCGATGCAGATGTCAGAGGACCAGGGTATTAAGGCGAAAAACCTTCGATGGAATGGCGAGCTAGCTGGCATGCGGACGAGTACGAAACGTCTGGTTATGCCCGATATTCCAGGGGCGGAGTGTGCCAATGCGATAATCACGGTAACTGGAATTCTGGGAAACATTCGGGGCCAACGGAAAGTAATAACGGGCGACGATGACGAAGTGACGATTCATCGCCCAGATAGATTTCTGGTAGACGATCCGCAGACGTTCCAGTCAGCGACGAGCGAAGCGGACGTAAACAAGCGGCTCGGAATACTGGGTGCGGATATCAAAAAGCTGGCTCGCCAAGGCCAGAGCATGGGGGGATTTGTCCCATGCACGGTGATTCGTCCCGATTGTATGGCTGACCAATTGCTTGATCGGGACAAATACCCGGAATACCACGGGACACGCACGAAGCTACTCATCAGGTTCCCCGATCGCATGGATTTGTGGGAACAGTACGACGACGTTCGCCGGATCGACTTGGCCGGGGGTGGCGATGGAAAGACGCTGCCTTCCGAGTTCTTCGCCGAGAACATGGACGCGATGACAGAAGGGGCTATTGTTGCGTGGCCACATCTCAACATCGATTACGGGTTGAGTGTGCTCCACTATTGCATGCACAAGTTCTTAGAGGATCCTGCTGCGTTCTTCGCTGAAGACCAGAACGAACCGCAGATCCAGTCCGACGAAGACGAACAGCTTTTAACCAAAGACGATATCGCAAATCTGGCCAATGTATACGAGCAAGGGATCGTACCGGCATCTGCCGAGATCGTCACAGGCCACGTGGACGTTCAATTGCACTGCCTTTTCTATGCGATCGTGGCTTGGAAGGACGACGCGACCGGGTATGTCCTTGAATACGGGACATGGCCAAAGCAACGAGCCCGGCATTTTGAGTACAAGAAAATCAGTAACACTCTTGAGAAGGCGTACCCTGGATTGAGCAGGGAAGCACGAATAAGAAAGGCGGTGGCTGAACTGACGAACGACCTATGTGGCCGGGACTGGAAGAGTGACGATGGGACTACGAAGCGGGTTAAGCGGTTGCTGGTTGATTGCAACTGGATGACTGACGAGGTTTATACGGAGTGCCGGGAATCAGAACACCGGGGTATCCTCATGCCAGCCAGAGGTAAATTTGTCGGTGCCGGAACGATGGAATTAAACGAGAACCAAAAGAAGGCGGCTGGTAAGAAGCTCGGATTGCATTGGCGAGTTGAGAAGTCTAATCGGATGCCGATTAAATCTTGCACGTTTGATACGAATTACTGGAAGTCGTGGATTCACAATCGTTATGCCACGGATTCGAAGGAACGCGGATCGCTGACACTATTCAAAGCCCCTGCAAGAGATCATGTCACGTTTGCGGCTCACCAGTGCGGCGAATACCCAATTCGGACAGAGGGCCGAGGTAGGATCGTCTACGAATGGAAAGGGAGGCCAGGCCGCCCAGACAATCACTGGTTCGATAATATCGTAGGTGCAGCGGTTGCAGCTTCGATCGAGGGCATTCAGTTACGGGCAACTGGACCGGCACCGGAGCGGCCGAAACGGAAACGACGAGACAAGGTGCAATACTTATGAGTAGCAAACAAACGAGTAAGCAAACTAAAAAACGTGGTCGTCCTCCTGGTGCAAAAACAGAGGACCGAATAATCGTCGTGGAACGGCCGGCAGTGTGCCCGATTTGCGGAAGCCCAGACCGCACGAAAAAGGAAACGATTAGGACGATGGAGCACGGCGGGCTCCACATCACATGGTCAAAAGTCGACTGCAATGATTGCCCGTCCCGGTATACGATCCGCTGCGAAAAGCCAGCTTAAAATCGCAATGCTGTTTTCGTGTCTGGATTATGGATCTAGTTGGCAAATAATTCGGGTATGGCTAGTCCCGATAGAGCAGCACAGATAAGCTTCGCGCGGCAGATGGTGTCCGCGTTGCGTACGGCACTTCTCGAAGCCGCAGCCAATGGCGGTGCTGTGTCGGTTAGTTTCGATGGCCAGTCGACGACCTGGAATCATTCAGCGGCTCGTGCTGAATTGGTCGCTTGGGAAAAGAAGCTCCATCGATTACAGCATGGTCGAGTCCGCACTATCAATCTGGATGGTGCCGGATGATCACGCAACAAGACAGACCTGGTGTCTTCTCACGTTTGCGTGGAATGTTGGGATACGAGGCAGCCGACCCAAGCCATAAACGCCGGGATCCCGGTCGACGAATTCGCAACAGCGATCAATCGACTACAGAGGGACAGCGGCGCCAGTTGATCAATAGTGCTGGCGACCTGCAACGCAATTTCGCCGTGGCTGCATGGGCTATCCGAAAGCATCTAGATTACGTTTCCAGTTTCAACTTTCAAGCTCGCACGGATAACCCGGAATTCAACCGGCAGCTTGAGCAATTCGTTGCACGTTGGAGCACACGAAAACGTTTCGATGTAGCAGCCCGGCACAATCGGCGGCGATTCATTCGCATGGTTGAAGCCCGGCGCGTTGTCGATGGTGACGTATTCCTGATCAAGCAACGAGGCGGCCAGCTCCAATCAATCGAAGCCGATCGAGTACGGACAGCGGACAGCATCCAAGACCGCGTAGAAGGTGCCACGTATACGCACGGGATCCGCGAAGGCCGAGGCGGACGACTGGCCGCAATTGCGGTTCATCAGCGAGGCGATCGCGGGCAAGGTTACACATTCGAGCGTGAAATACGCGAAGCCAACGTATGCCAGCTCGCCTATTGGCAGGGCATGTCGAAGCGTGGAATCAGTCCGATAACGGCGGCCATCAACGAGTTTCAAGACGTCCGTGAAGTCAAGGATTATGCACGAGCGAAGGCCAAAGTGACTCAGTTATTCGCGTTGGCATTTAGCCGAGATGCGGACGACAACGAGGAAACCGTAGGCGGTGGCTATGGTTCAATTGACTTTGGCAAAGGCCCGTTTTCAGTCGACCTAGACAGCGGCGACAAGATGGAGTTTTTGGAAAGCCGTCATCCCTCGACGGAGTTTCAGTCGTTCCTGCAAGTTTGCTTGATGGCGGCGTTGAAGTCCCTGGATATTCCATGGAGTTTTTACGACGAATCATTCACAAACTTCTTCGGTTCGCGTGCGGCGTTGATGCACTATTTGACGTCCACCAAATCAAAACGCGAAGACCTTCAAGAGTTGCTCGACGAGCTAACCCGATGGCGTGTTTCGCTGGCGATTGGGACAGGCGAAATCGTCTTGCCTGCCGGTGTAACACTCGCTTCTCTTCGATGGGAATGGGTGGCGGATGGTGTGCCCTGGTGGGATCCGCTCAAAGACATCAAGGCCAATATTCTGGCGATTGAAGCCGGGCTAACGACACGCAGTAAAGTCGTTAAGGAAGTCTACGGAGCTGAGTGGACGGACACAATTGACCAACTAGCGATTGAGCAAAAATACGCAGCCGACAAAGAGGTTTCGCTATCCGTAACCATGGGAGATGCAGTCGATGAGTACGACAGCGACACCGGCGAAGCCTAGCAACCTGTTTAGGTCGATCGCCCTTCGTGGTGCCCCTGAGCAAATCGATCGAGAGAACGGCGTATTACGTGGCGTCAAAGTAATCGAGCTTGGCCCGTTGAAAGACGGTGACCCACGTCCCTATTACGTCGACGTGACGACGCTCGAACAAGTCGTAGAACTCGGCAACCGACCCAACAAGGGAATCAAGTCGCGGTTCACTCACCCGAACATGAGCGAAGACGGCCTAGGCAAACAACTAGGCAAGCAAAAGAATTTCAGCATCCAAGGTAACGCGGCAATCGCTGATTTTCATCTCGGATCGTCGGCCAGAAAAGAACATTCCGATCATGTATTTGACATGGCATCGGAAGCGCCTGAAGACATCGGACTGTCCATCGTCGCGGTGTTTGACGAAGAGGCGATGGAATCCGAAGCGAACGAAGACGGATTACAGCCGATTAGGTTGACTGGATTACGTGCCGTAGATTTCGTCGGTGAAGGTGCGGCAACGGATGGCCTATTTGACTTGGATGATCGCAGCGGAATTCCGGCAGCGGTTACACAGTTTTTAGATACGTATTTTGCGGATTCTGACCCCGAAGACGTGGCCGATCGTGCGCTAGGTCTGCTGAGACGGTATTACAGCCGCGATTTCTCACGAGGAGATTACGAGATGACGACACAAGCTCAAGCCCCTGCGGCACCAGTTGCCGAAACCGACGATTTTAATCGAGAACTTGGCCAGCGATACATTGCCGCATTTGGCGAAATCGGCGCGGCTTGGTTTGTGGAGGGCAAGACTTTCGAGGACTGTTTCGCCTTGAAAATGGCCGATTTTGAAACGGCACTTGCAGCCAAGGATGAGCAGATTGAACAGTTGCAAGTCCAGATTGAAGCGGCATTAGCTGCGGCTGGTGAAGCCGATCCATTGGACAGCACCGAAGGCGTCCAGTTGAGCGACGAAGACAACGCACTGGCAGCCAGAATCAAAGTACTGGTCGAGGAAGGCCATTCGCCGAATCGAGCCAAATTCATGGCGAATGCGGAAGCATCTAAGGTATCGCACAACTAGCAGCCGAACGAACTACCCGACAAGGACAATTCAGAAACTACCTAGGAGACAAAAGCCATGGCTAACGCATGGAGAAGTACAGCAGACGTCGTCACGATGAATACCGATCTTGGTTTCATTATTTCAGATGTGTTAGACGGTGCTCCGTTGGTTGCTCAGATGGCAGCCCGGACAGCGATGAAAAATACGATCACCTATTCCAAGCGGACGGTTAACCCCGTCACAGCATTCCGTGCGGAAAACGACGGATTGGAAAACACGGATTCGACGACCGTGGCAGTCACGACGACGTTGAAGATTCTGGACGCATCTTTTTCGGTAGACGTTGCCGTAGCCGATGCTCGTGAAGACGGATGGGCAAGCGAAGTTTTCGACGAAGGCCAAGCACACCTGCGTCAAGCGATGGCAGAAGTCGAGAGCCAGATTTTTTACTCGACTGGCACCGGCGGCCAATCGGCGGGTTTTGTCGGCCTGAATACGCTGACCAACCTGGACGACATCGCAGACGCCCAGACAGTGAACGCTGGCGGGACAACCGCCACTACCGCGTCGAGTGTTTACGCGATGCGATTCGGTGAGCGGGACGTCGAATTAGTTTGGGGTCAACGCGGCCAGCTCGCAATGGGCGACATGTCAGTCGTTCCGGTTGCTGGTGCAACGGGCACTTTTCCGGCGTACTACACTCCGATCACCGGGCTCGTTGGCTTGAAAATCGGTGGTGTCTCTTCCGTAGTTCGCATCGTCAACGTCACAGCCGATTCGACAAAGACGCTGACCGATGACCTGCTCGCAGAAGCAATAGTCACAATGGACGGTGGAGCCCCTGACGCATTTGTGATGGGTAAGCGAAGTTTGCAACAGTTGCGAGCAAGCCGAACCGCGACGAATCCAACCGGGGCTCCGGCGCCGTTTCCCGTCGAAGCGTTTGGTGTTCCGATTATCGTTTCGCCACAGATCCTCGAAACCGAAGCATTGGCTACGTAAATGGCAACCGCTATGGCATCCGCTTCCGTTGCGTCATACAAGGCGCAACGGTCAGCGGGTGGAGTTTCGATAACCTATGCACGCGGCGTAAATTCCGTTGCGTTATCGGTCGTGGTTGGATCCAGTCCTTCGCTTGTAGCAAATGATTACGGTGTTGTAGTTGATGAGCGACACTACCGAGACTTTTTGATATTGGCTAGCGAACTGATTCTAGCCGCTTCGACGGAATTTCCGGCCAGAGGCGATATCATTACCGAGGGAACCAAGACGTATTTGGTTACGGCAGACGGTGGCGAACCGCATTACGTTTACTCAGATCGTTTTGAGCAAATTGCACGAGTACACACAGTCGAAAAGGTTACGCCATAATGGCGTCGAAATCGGTTCTAATCGTCGATGACCTTGTAACCGCTTTGACGGCTGGCAGCTACACGCAAACGATCGTAGTCACCAAGGAATTAGTCCAGCGTACAGACCGAGCAGCGTTAACAGGGATCGAGGTAACTGTTAGCAGTGGACTAGAATCGTGGGAAAAGGCCAGTCGCGGCGGCGTGTATATCAAGACGTACGAAGCGAGGGTGGTGATTACTACAGCAGCGGCAACGGATTCAGCGGTTGATCTGTACATTGAGCTAGCTGAAGAAATTAAGGAAGACCTCGCAACACAGGCCATGTCGAGTCTAGCTTGCGTTGGAATTGAGCAGGATGAACCATACGACATCGACCGGCTATATGATGCCGGTTCGCTATTCGTTGCGATGATAACCTTTCAGTATCGAGGATAAGCCATGGCCCATGTACTCTCAGAAAACGCAAAGTTGTACTACAACAGTGCGACGTATGCTACACCGACTTGGGATTTGATTACGGAAGTAAAAGACCTGACGCTCACGTTTTCAAAGGGCGAGGTCGATGTCACTACTCGTGCGAGTGGTGGCTATACAGAAATCGTGGACGGTTTGAAAGAAGCGTCCATCGAATTCTCTATTCTGTACAACACGTCGGACACAGATTTCTCAGCGATCCTTGACGCATTTCATGCCAATACCGCTGTTGAGTTTTTCGTCATGGATGGATTGGTTGCGACGAGCGGATCGGAGGGATTGCGTGCTACTTGCACTATTACCGGGTTAACGGTAAATCAGGTATTAGGGGAAGCACTCATGGCCGATTTTACGGCCAAGCCGCTGAAGAATTCGGACGCGGCACCGACATGGACGACGATCGCATAATGAAAACCTTTGACGCCGAAGATGGAACGACGTGGAAAATCCACATCACCGCTGGCACACTTCTACGGATTAAAACACAGTGCGACATCGACCTGCTAAATAACCCGCTTGAGTTGCCAGTTGGAATCGAAGAACTAGTCGGTTTGTTTTGGGCTGTCGTTCAACCACAGGCTCAAACGTCAGGCATTAGCGCGACCCAGTTCGGCGAAGGATTGGGGGCAAGTCAGCTAGTCGAAGCAACGGACATATTTGTAGCGGAACTGGTCTTTTTTTTTATGGCCCTAGGGCAGCAACCGAAGGCGATGCTACTAAAGAAGACGTGGCAGATGCTGAAGAGCCACAATCAGGAGACGGCGAGAAAGGTGACGGAAACGCTTGGCGAGATTTATTCAGACTAGCCGGCGTAGCGAGTGTTCACCCGCTGGAGTTGCAATTCTGGCAGATATTAGAGATGGCGTATGGCTCGCGTCCAGAGTTACTAAACGAGAATCGGACGCGAAGCGGTAATCCAAACGAAACAAAGATACCGCTAACGAAGGATACCATCGGGGCGTTGAAGGTGTTTCTATGACACTCAGCATAAATGTCGACGTTCGCGCGAGGAGCTGGAATCGCGACGTAATCAGAAAGCTCGCCCGTGCTGACAAGCGGTTTTTGCATTGGTATGGCGGAGCATTACGTAAGTCGATTCGGCGAAACGTGCGAACGAGGAAAAGCACGAGCAAGCCAGGCAAAGGACCGACACATTGGACCGGCGGCAATAGCGGGCTTCGACTCGTCGCCTATGACGTCAATACCTCGGCCACCGTCGTAACGGTTGGAGTGCTGAAGTTCAGCGGATCTAGGCAACAAGGTACACACACAGCGGCGAAGATTTTAGAAGAGGGTGGTACGGCAAGACGTCGTTTTATTTTCGTGAATACTAACCCGCTAGCTATCCGCAAGTTTTCCAAGTTTGCGCCGAAGGGAATCGGGAAGAAGCACCTACGTATCGTATTTTCGCGAACGGCGAAACCTCGCAATGTCCGATACCAAAAGAGACCTTTTGTGAAGCCTGCGTTTGACAAGATCAACGAAAAGGTAGCCGAGCGATACGCACGAGCGGTATCAAAGGCCATGTCATGAGTGCCATAAAAGCTGGCGAAGCATTTATTCAAGCAAGCCTTCGCGGCGGCGAAACCGTCAAGAGAAAGCTGGCTGATCTGGGTGGAAAACTGGCATCTCTAGCCAAGGTAGGGGCAACTGTACTCGCGACCGGCCTGGCGACCGCTGGTGCAACACTGGCGACGATCGCAGTAAGAGCAGCGAAGGCTGGCGATCAGATCGAAAAAATGAGTGCTCGCACGGGTGCTAGTGCCGAGTTCCTGTCTCAGATGGGTTTTGCTATGGAGCAAAGTGGCGGATCTATCGAGGATATGGAAAAAGGCATGATACGTTTGTCTCGAACGTTGCTAGATGCTTCACAAGGTAGTAAGACCGCGTCCGATGGTTTAGCCGCAATAGGGATAACGCTGGCTCAACTAGACGGTCTATCGCCAGAACAACAGATGCACCTAATTGCCGATGGCCTAAAGGGCATCGAGGAAACATCGAAACGCGGAGCCGTTGCACAGCAACTATTCGGACGAGGAGCTAGCCAGTTGTTGCCGTTGTTGAGCACCGGTGCAAGCGGCATGAAAGCGTACGCTGCTGAGTCTGATGCGTTAGGTCGAACCATGAGCACGGAACAAGTGGCGGCTGCTGCAAGTTTTGTCGACGCTCTAAATCGCGTTAAAACGATCGTAAAAGGGCTGATGTTCGATTTAGGCAGCGGGTTATTGCCGGTGCTTGAATCCGTTTTGCTCGACGTGCAGGCAGCGGTAAATGTATTTGGCGGCGTGGAAACGGCCATAGACGGAACAGCAACAGCCGGCGAGGGTTTTGGCGACGTGCTAGCGATGCTAGGTAGCCCAATTGAGTTTCTGGTAAAGGCGGGACATGCGGTCGCTGGAGTATTTAGGATGGCGCAGGCGTCAATATCAAAGGCAGGGCAGACTCTGGCGAAGTTTGTCGTGCTGGCGTCGAAGGCAGGCGAGAAGATACCCGGTCTGGGTAAGATTTCCAAGGATGTTGGCAATCTCGCTCAGTTCATCGCAGAGGACCTGGAAAGACTAGGAAAAGGCCAAGCCAAACAAGCGAAAGAAAATTTTGACATTGCATTTACGAATGATTTTAGCGATCGAATGCAGCGTGAACGGGCGAAGCTAAAAAAGACTGCGGAAGAGTTGCCACCGATGCCGATTTTCAACGCTGACGAAATTGAAGCTCCAGAGATAGCCGCAGTAAAAGAGCAGGTAGCAGCGGCGGCGAGTGGCCCGAAGTTAACCACAATCGGGAGCTTTGGGAGTGACGCGATTGAACGACTGGCTAGCGTGCAAAAAACAGACTCCGAGAAAACCAATAAACTCCTCGCCGATGCACTGCGATTTTTACGCACAATCGCCGAGGAAGGAAGGTTCGCGTTTAATTAGATGGCCGCGAGCGAAATACTAACTAGCCGACATACGACGCGACGGCTCAACAAGAAACATTCGCACGAGCGTCAGTACGTTGTCAATAATGCCACAGATGGCGGCGCGATGGCCGACGTTATTAACGCTGCGCCCGAGCTTGTAACCATCGATGGTAAGCCATTACGCATTGTCAATATCGACATGCAAGAGACTGAAAATTTTGCTTGGCGGATGGCAACGGCAGAATGGGCGACGAAAGACCACCCAAAAAGCAAAGAAGCAGTCCAGCCGACAGAGACGAATGATCATGAGGAGTCATTTAGCATTGGGGGCGGAAACGAGCGAATCCAAGAGGCTATTACGCAAGCCAAGTTTGGAAGCAGTGCCACTGACTTTGGGAATTCGATTAATGTCCAGGGCGATGGAAGCGTTGAGGGCGTTGATATACTCGTGCCCACGATGACTCGGACGATGGTCGCCTACCTGCCGGATAGCGTCGTCAATCCCGTCTATCAACTCAACCTACGTGATGCGGTTGGTAAGACAAACAGCGATAGTTTTTTGGGGTACGAGGCTGGCGAACTCTTGCTTCTGTCGGTGGCCGGATCGAAGCGTGGTGAGGAAGACTGGCATATGCAATATGACTTCAGCGTGGGCAAAAACCGAGATGGTTTAACCGTAGCTGGAATCAGCGGCATTAACAAAAAGGCTCATGAGTATTTGTGGGTAGCGTACGAGCAAGATGAAGAAGCAACAGCCAAGCGTATGAAGCCAACGGCCACAGGCGTATATGTGGCTACGGTTTACGAAACGGTAGCCATGGGCGCAACCCTAAAAATATAGGTGGAATATGACATTACGAGCAGACGACGGCCTACGAATTCGTAGCAGTTTGACAATCGAGCCCAATACAACAATTTCCGGGCTGAGTCGCACTAGCTTAGACGTCGAATCATTGGCCAGCTTTGTGATTCCGTTGGAGCAATGGCGAGTATGGAATACCGGTGCGGTTTTGCCGAATACCTCGGCGAGCGACGACATGGGTTATTATTCCGGCACGTGGGGAACGGACACAGCAGCATTGAAGACGTACGACGTGAAAACTGTCGGAGCGACTACGCTATATGCCAGGACGACGGTAGTCTTGCCTCCTGAATACGTCGCAACCAATGCGGTATCGCTGCGAATGTCGGCGGGCCATTTAACTGCGGTTGCCGATACGACGAGTACAATTGACGTTGACGCGTATCTCAGCGATGACGAGGCGATAATCAGCGGTAGCAATCTGTACAGCGGATCCGCTCAGTCGTGCAATTCGTTGACATTTGCGAATCTAGATTACACGATCGATGCCGGTACGCTGTCACCAGGAAATTCTATTGACGTTAGGCTAGCCGTCGCGGTCAACGATGGAGCTGGGGCGAGTGCGGTAATCGCTTGTATCGGTTCGACTGTTCTTAGGTGCGACATTCGCGGGTGACCAATGAACCGCAAGCAACCCGGCCAGCGGTTTAGTTTTACCGCACGCCTTTACAATGATCTTGTAGAGATCGTGAGCCAGTGGCGTCAAGGTAAATTCGGCAACCGTCGCGACAACGGCCAGCGATCGCCCGTGCTGCGAATCCGTAACGACAGCGGTGGCGACCTTGACCGTTTCGCTATCCTCGGAATCGATGGCGTCGTGTTCGCCGAGTCGGACAACTCGAACGAATTCAAGGGCAACCCGACACTAAAGGGAACAACGCCCGTTATCGCTACCCATGCTGGTAAATTCGCGGTCTTGATGGAGCCTTGCAAAAATGGCAAGTTTGCTCGATGTATGGTGTCAGGCCATGCAGTAGTCCAAGTGGACATGATTGACGCCGATGACAATTGGTGCGACGTCAAAGCCTCGAATGCAGAATTGTCTAGCTACGGTGCTGGGTCTGCACAGATTCTACACAAGCCAAGCGGAACGGGTGTTAAGTGGTGTGTGGTCCAATTGGGTAAGAGCTATGGGCCAGCGATGCGATATCGTGGCCAGCAAGTTGGAGCGTTGGTTGTTTCCGATGCCAGTAACGTTGTAGATAATCTAATCGCTTTGGATGGCGTGCCAGTCGAGACATCCGTGACTGCAGACAACGTATTGAACTGGGATGCGGACGACAACGCTCCAACGTATATAGAGTACAACGCGGCATCAGAGGTGTGGGAAATGTACAACGTGGAGTGCCCTGCCTAATGCCTGGTAATCCCTGCTGTAAAGATCGCTATCCTTGCACTAACGATTGTGATTCTGGCGTGCCCGATGAGCTAACGGTTACAATCGGAGGTGCTGTAGACGATGATTGTTCTAACTGGGCCAATCTAAACGGCAGTTACGTCATTGATTACCAGACATGCACTAGGTGGAGTGCTACTTTCGGCACGCCCATACTTGAGATGAGTGTGTTTACCTGGGGGTGTCTAACGTATTATTGGTCTGACTATTTTCTGAATATAACAGTACGATTTGATGGGTCGTTTCTAGTTGGGGATATTAACGTCCACGGAATTGTAAACATCGGTGGCGCCAAGTTTTCTGTGTCGGAAGGCCACCAATTTAAGTCTGTTGTGTCGTTGCCCGATGACTGTTGCAGTTGGTCTTCGCAATCATTGACTTACGACGGACGTTTTTCTAGCAGCGGTCTTTTTGGTGGTGATCTATCTACTGCAACGTTTAGCTTTACAGCGGGCTCAGGAGGATGCTAACAACAACCTGCGTATGCGGCGTGACATTCTCTTACCCATCTATTCCAACGCGTCTCCAGTGCTCATGTGGGTCTGTGTACAGCGTGGACGAGAATGGAGTAGCCGTGGCGTTGATCGAATCACTACACCGTTGGCGACCGGAGAGCCCCTGTATAAGACGTGGCGATGCAATTCGGCAGATGGATGGGCGTTGTTGTAACGGTCGCCAGACTGTCGACGTATTCGGGTGCTCAATTCACGAAGAATGCACCTACCGCAATACACGTGCAGGCAAAGACAAGCCGCAACCCTGCCTAGGTTGTGACGATCACGAATCGCCTAGCGTTTGATCGCCTTCAACAATACGGCACGAGCCCAGGTGAAGGTATTCCAGTGTGCAATTCACGAGGAATGCACGATCAAGAAACGTGCAGGCGAATTAAAGACCTGCCTAGGATGCACAGATCACGCTATCTCTTAGCGGATTCGATCAGCACTTCTCTAGCCCAGACTGATCCTCCCATCCGCTGAATGCGGGCGAATTCCGCTTGCGTCAGTCTAATCTGTAGGACACGGGTACGGGCTTTCTCCCCTTTACTTGGGGCGCCTCGTTTCGGTTTGCTTGCTGCGGCCATAATTATTCCCAGAAT